GGTGGCCTGCAAAACCACCTGGTCGTTATCGGGGGCAACCCGTCTCACGGCAAAACCACTCTGGCTATAAACATTATCGAGCACGTCCTATTATCAGGTGTTGCGTGTTCTGTATACAGTTACGAGATGACCCCAGACAGGCTGGTAGAGAAACTACTGAGCAGTATTGGCAGGGTAGAATTTAGACGTCTGAGAAGCGGAGACTTGGGAGACTCTGAATATGCAGGCATGTCAGCAGGAATTGCGCGGTTCAATTCTGCGCTGAAAATACTGTTACTCGATAACAGTAGCGGAAAAACGATTGCTCAGATAGCAGCCCAGGTGCGATCAGATTACGCAAAAGGTGCGCGTGTGTTCCTAATAGACCACGCTCAAATGATACCCCCAGACGTTGCCGGAACTGACGACAACAGCAACACGAAGAAAATCCTAAACACGCTGATGGGGCTTAAAAACAGGCTGCCAGGGTCGTGTATTATCCTGATTTCACCGTGCAGAAAAATAGATTCAAGACCGGACAAACGCCCACAAATGGACGATCTGTTCGGTAGCAGAGCAGTGTCAGGGGATGCCGACGTGGTGCTGATGGTTTACCGGGATGAGGTTTATAACCCGGACAGCGAGCAGCGTGGAACCCTGGAGGTTATAGTAAGGAAAAACCGTGACGGGAACGTGGGCGAAACGATCCGCCTAAAATCAAACCTAGAGTATTGCAGATTCGATGAACCGCACGACGCTTACAGATAATCGCCGCGCAGCCGTTGCGCGGTTTTGGATTGGAGTAATGCGCTCAATTTTGCGCAGCAAGGCGTTCAGGAGGCCCGACAGTGAGTTATTTTAGTGCTGTGGCTACCCCCCATGTATTGACCGAGTTGTATTTTCGCGCTATAGGCGCTTGTAGAGCGTCAAGAAAATACCTGATTAACGAACACGGAAATTTGACATGAATCCGCAACATAGCAGCAAAAGCAATGAATGGTACACGCCTTCGCGGTATGTTGAGGCAGCGCGCAGTGTTCTTGGTTGTATCGACCTAGATCCGGCATCGTGCGACATCGCAAACCGTACCGTGCAGGCAATGCGGTATTTCACCGCCGATGAAGACGGCCTAAGCCAGAAGTGGTGCGGCAAGGTGTGGCTTAACCCGCCTTATGGGAAGATCGGCGGAAGGTCTGCAGCCGGCGTGTGGGCGAGTAAGTTGGTTTCAGAATACGACGCAGGGCGAGTGTCGGAGGCTGTATTACTGGTGAACTCAGCAACCAGCGAAAAATGGTTCTCAGATCTGTGGAGGTTTCCGATCTGTTTCACCGATCACCGGATTCGTTTTAATACCGAAAACGGCCCCGGCCCATCGCCGACTCACGGCAGCGCCTTTGTATACGTGGGGCCGGATTATGACAAGTTTAGAGAAATATTTTCTCAGTTCGGAACGATAGTGAGAGCAATCCAGTGATTTCCAAATACCATAAACCAAGCGCCGAATCTGTGGCCGCACACGACGCGCTGATCAAGCACCTGATGAGCGGAGAGGCGAAACGCTCAAATTGCTGTTGCGCACCTGTGCGCAGATATTGCGAGATCGGTTCTGTGTTAGTCGAGGCGCTGCATTCAATTCACGAAAACGAAAACAGCAGTAGGAGTAAAAAATAATGGCAATAGGCGTCAATAAAGTCATACTCGTGGGCAACCTTGGGACAGACCCCGAGGTGCGTTATACATCCGGTGGCGCGGCGATTGCCAACGTCAGCCTGGCGACCACCGATTCCTGGCAGGATAAACAAAGCGGCGAGAAACAAGAACGAACCGAATGGCACCGCGTGGTATTTTTCAACCGCCTGGCCGAGATCGCCGGGGAATACCTGCGCAAAGGATCGCAGGTGTATATCGAAGGCCGGTTACAGACCCGTAAATGGAAAGACCAGAGCGGACAAGACCGTTATACCACCGAGATTGTAGCCAATGAAATGCAAATGATTGGTGGAGGTAGAGGCGAGTCTAGTACCGCCGGTTTGAAGCGGACCGACCGATTTTGACGACGACATCCCGTTTTAATTGATTTTGTGAGGCCAAGGATGGCCGAAGGAGAATTTATGAGTGAAATTTCCAGAGAACCACGGTTAGACCAGAAATCTATTGAAAAAGCTCTGCGCACCTTTACGCGGTATAACAGGTGGCGGCGCGGTAGGGACGGAGTGATCGACAACCCCGCCGACATCTGGCTGTCTATTGACGTGGCAATCAGGCTGCTTCGGTTGGCACGATATGACAGTCAGGGCTACGGGGATTAATGAATGAGCCGATTACAGCAGGACGTAAAACTCAGATTGCAGGCGCTCGGAGTCACCGGCATGGTGGATAACTACCGGTTTGTCGCCGAGCACTACGGAACAGGGCGCGGGTTGCGGAAAAAACTAGAGCAGGCCGGTTTCAACGATTTTGAACTAGACTTGGCAATCCCTCGCCTAAAGACAGGCGTCGAGATCAACGGCGGGCAGTTTCGAGGCGGGAGAAGCGGTCACGGATCGCCTACTGGCTTGGAGCGGGACGCGAAAAAAATAAACCAGGCAATCCGTTTGGGGTGGAGTATTTTCGTCGTAACCACCTCAATGGCTGACGACGCCAACGAACTCGCTGCAATCGCCGCTCACATAAAGCGCAAACGCCTGCTAGAAGGCGCATGGGAGGGCTATGAAGCGTTTTGGTAATTACAAGGCACCTATGCCATACCCAAAGCCGTCAGAAGCGGCTGAGGAGGCGCACGAAGCTTTTATTGCCCACATTATGAGCGCAGAGGCAAGGCTGACTAACTGCTGCTGCGCTCCGATTGGGCGGTATTGTGAGGTAGGTGCGCGGCTAAACGCGGAGCATGACAGGCTGTCGCGGGTTTGAAGTCAAAAAAAACCCCGGCTTGTGGCCGGGGTAACAACTGTACCATCAGGAGGAGTGTCTGAAGTGGTTAAAGTATAGCACAGCGTAATTGTTTTAGTGTACTATTACGCCTAACCACATCCGCACACAGGAAATATATGCCCCCCGAACAAACCGACACCCAACGCCTCGCCCGCCTGGAGGCTGGTCTAGACGAAATGCGGGCCGCGTTGCGCGAACTCGCAGATTCAATGAAAACGCTAGCCCGTCAGGAAATCGAATTGCGCGGTGTCATCTCTGACGGCCAGCGCACCGGGGCGCGGATTGGCGATATTGAGGGGCGGCTACAGGATACCCGCGACCTGCTGGAGGCATTCCGCAACCGATTCCTGGGAGTGTGGTCGGCAATCGGTATTGCCGCCGTGGTTATCGTTCCCCTGGGTTCGTGGGGAGTTAACGAACTGCTGAGACTCAGAGACGACAATATCCGCCAGGGGATGACGATCCACGACCTGCGCGGGCGCATTGAAAAACTAGAATCCAGCCGCGGCGTGCGAACCTCCGCTTGCAACGGGGCCGGGTGCGATGAGCCGCAGCCGCTTCCGCCTGAGCCGATTTTACCGCCTGGGCAGATTGTCACTAAATCGTAATTATGAAAATCGCCACCGCGCTTGAATCACTCGCCGTACCTGTTGGGTCAGTAATTCCAGATCCAGCCAATGCCAGAACGGGTCACGACATTGAAGGAATAAAAAATTCCCTTCTTGCTTACGGACAGCGCACGCCGATTGTGGTAAATAAACGCACAGGCATAGTATTGAAGGGGAACGGGACGCTCACCGCAGCGCGGTCACTTGGCGCTGAAAAAATCGCCGCCGTCTTTGTTGACGACGACCCCGTGACAGCCACGAGTTACGCGATTGCGGACAATCGAATCGGCGATAAATCGCATTTCGATGATGCCGCGCTAAAGAGATTGCTGGATAGCGTGGAAGCGCCGCTGGATATTCCTGGGATTGACGCGGAATTTTTGGCGATGCTGGATCGTGTTGGGTCTGGATTTGGTGGCGAGAGCGATACAGAAGCCGGGTTCCCGGAACTTGCCGACGGCGACAGACAGCCATTCCAACAAAAAACCTTCACGCTCCACGATGAGCAGGCACAGATAGTTGACGATGCCGTTACGCTTGCCCGCACAAACCCGATTGTGGACACAGGAATTAACGATAACAGCAACGGCAACGCGCTGGCGTTAATCTGCCAGCAATGGCTTGAATCGAAAAATGGCGACCGCTAAAGACATCATCGTTAAGCCAATAAAATCCAGCGCCGCCAATGCGCTGATTAAGTCTGTGCATTATTCCGGCAAGGTGGTGCAGAATAGCGCGCTGCATTTTGGCGTGTTCCTCGGCGGAAAGCTTGAGGGTGCAATGTCTTTTGGCCCGTCACTCGATAAGAGGAAGATGCTCGGGCTGGTAAAAGGCACGTTGTGGAATGAGTTCCTTGAATTAAACCGCATGGCTTTCAGCGAGGCGCTTCCGCGCAACAGCGAAAGCCGCGCCTTGTCGGTGGCGTTCAAGCTAATCCGCAAGCATTACCCGCACATCAAATGGGTTGTGAGTTTTGCCGATGGTTGCCAGTGCGGAGACGGCACGATATACCGGGCGAGCGGGTTTGTGTTGACGGCTATTAAAGAAAATAACCAGATATGGGAAGCGCCGAGCGGCGAGCGGTTTAGCAGAATGTCATTAACTGACGGTAAAAGCAAACAACAACAACAACAAGCCGCAGTAGTTGCGTCAAGAACCACGCTTACAAAAGGCAAGCATATTCTTGGCACTGGCGGCGCGTCAATGCAAGCATTCAAGGCCGCTGGGTGGAAGCCAAAAGAAGGTTACCAACTCCGCTATATTTACTTTTTACACCTAAACGAGCTCAAAAACTTGACCGTCCCTGTATTGCCGTTCTCTGAAATTGACAGGCGCGGGGCGGCGATGTATAAAGGAAAATCAATCAAGCGTCCGCAAAATCCGAACGCCGCCGACCAGGTGGCGGAGGGGCGGGGAAGTACCGACCCGGACGCTCCATCATTATGAAGGCCAAAAACAAAGGCGGACGGCCACCGGTTGTGCTGACACCTGAGCAAATAGCCCAGGTAGAGGCTATGGCGGGGTTTTTGACTGTCGAGCAGATAGCGGATTATCTGGGGATAGGCCGCCGCACGTTTGATGAAGTAAGGGAAAGACAGCCAGAGGTTTCCGCCGCCTATAAAAAGGGGCGTGCCCGTGCGCTGGCAGGAGTTGGCAAAGGATTGCTCATGCGCGCCATTGAAGGTGACAACGTGGCCTCAATTTTCTACCTCAAAACGCAGGGCGGGTGGCGCGAGACTGGCGACGATGAAATCAGGCAAACCTCTAAACCAGCCGACCCACGCTTTTCCGACGATCCACAACCTGACGAATGATTCTCCAACCGTGGGCGCGCAAGTGGTGGAAATCGCACGCTAGAACTAAGATCGCCTACGGTGGAAGAGGTAGCGGAAAATCTTGGACACTCGCCTACCTTTGCCTACTATTCGCACAGCGTGGATTCCGCATACTCTGCGCCCGCGAATATCAGGCGAGTATTGCAGATTCCGTTTACAGGCTGATGACCGACATTATCAGCCGAGACTCGTTGGGCGGGTTCCGTGTGTTGCGCACGGAGATTACCCACAATAGCGGCGGGATGATTTATTTCCGTGGGCTGGCCCGCAATCCGCACAGCGTGAAATCCAGCGAGGGAATTAATATCGTTTGGGTGGAAGAGGCGCACGCGGTATCTGAGGAAAGCTGGCGTCAACTTATACCCACAATCCGCGCCGATAATTCCGAAATCTGGATTTCCTACAATCCGAGATATTTGGACGATCCGACATGCCGACGTTTTTACGGGGATAACGCGCCAGCCGGGGCGATTGTCTGCGAAGTGAACCACGACGCAAACCCACATTTTCCGCCCGCGCTACGCTCAGAAATGGCGCTCGATTACGCCCGCGATCCAGAGCTTGCCGAGCATATCTGGGGCGGTAAACCCCTCCAATTCAGTAACGCTCAGGTACTCAAGGGCAAGTGGGTGGTGGATACCGTAAATGATTTGAAATCTTGGATCGGGCCGTTCTTCGGCGTGGACTTCGGCATTACCGACCCCACTGCGGCGGTAGAATGCTGGTATCGGGACGGGGTTTTGTATATAAAAAACGAACTCTACGCCAGGACGGTGGATAATATGCCAGCATTCCTGAGCAATATGCCAGGGCTGAAGCAAAACCCTTCATACGCCGATAGCGCCTGGCCTGAAACGATTCAAACGCTACGCCGCGCCGGGTTTGATAGAATGCACCCGGCTAAAAAATGGGCCGGAAGCGTAGACGATGGGGTTTTATGGCTGCGCGGCCTTCAGCGTATCATTATCAATCCAGCCTGCCGAAACGCAATAGACGAGGCCAGCGCGTGGAGGTGGAAAACGGATTTGCAGGGCAATCCGCTCGCCGCCCTTCAGCCTGGCAGTGATCACTGCTGGGACGCCGTCAGATACGGGATGGGCGGGCAAATTCAACAACGCTCCAAGGGGGCAGTGAGTTATGTTTGATATAACCGGGCTTAGCCCAATGCGCGAATCGTCAAAAACCGCATGGGAATTGGACTCTGATCTGTGGGGTGGCGTAGAGACAATGCGCACCGCCGGGGCGCGCCGTATTCCTTTACTGGCTAACGAGGCGTGGGATAAATGGCGCATTCGCGTGAACCAAGCACGCCTATATCCCGCGTATAAAGACTCGATTGCCTCACTAGCCGGGCGGTTGCGTGAGTCTAATTTATCCCCCGCTGAAGATGCACCGCAGGCTCTCGCTGACTGGTTTTGGGCACAGAAACCCGCTGACCTGCTGCACGCTGTTGATATTGACGGGCTCAGACACGGGGAATCGTATCTGCTGGTAGACGAAAATATACAGCACATTCCAGCGCCGGACATGTTGGAGGCGTGGCCTGAAAGCGGACGGCCTACCTATATCCGATTCCAGCGCAAAATAACCCAGCCAGCCGGAGGTGAGCCGGTTACGATTATCTACGAAATGCGGGAGATCAACGCGGTTGTAGAGATCGCAGAATATATTGACGGTAAAGTGAAGGCTGCGCGGACTGTCCCCGCCCCGCTTCGCTGTGTCCGTTTCGAGTATTCAGAAAACCAGCGCCCGTATTTTGAACAACTCGCCTATCTAGCCGCCGCCTATTGGAACAGCGCCAGTATGCAGCAGCACGCCCTAGGGTTTTCCCGGTTCAATATAATCAGCGGAAACGATATTCCGGCGGATATTATGACGATGGGCGTTGGGCCGAGTACGATGATCAGCCTGCCAGAGGGCTCTGGGCTGTCAGTTTTGGAGGGAGGCGGAGCCGGTATTGAGGCCGGTGAGCGCGACCTTGCCGAACTGGTTCGCCAAATGGACGCGATTGGGGTAGGCCCAATGCAGGCTGACGGACTACGCCAAACCGCAACGGAGACTAACCGTGACGCCACTGTAACCGACGCGCCAATTAAACGCCTGGCAGATATGCGTTTAGAAGCGGTGAATCAGGTTGCTCGCTACGCCGCCGCCTTGCTTGGACTGCCAGCAGGTGACGACGTGTTCTATATCACCGGCTCAAATGAATTCGCGCCGATTCAACCGGGAGGCGTTGCAGATTTGGTTCAACTGTTCGCTGCCGGGGTGCTAGACGCTCAGACGGTGAGGGAGGCTGCTGTTATTGCCGTGCCCGCATTGCGCGGGGTTGACCCTGCCGAAATCGCCGCACGTATTGACGCAGGTGCGTTGTGAAATCGGTAGCGCAAACCCTAGAAGATGAGTATATAAAACGTCAGATACGATTAGTCCGACTTGCGTCTAACAACGCCGACGAATTCGCTAAAAATATCCGGCGTCTACTGTTGCGATTGAAGGCGCAACTCGCCGATTCTCGCTATTACTCAGCAAGTGGCGCTCTAGAGAAAACCGTATCTGAAATAATCACCGCCGGGGTTGAAAACATATACGGCATTGTCGAGCCTGAAAAACTGGCGCAGCTACAGGTTGAATTCTCGATTGCTGCAATATCCGGCGCGGTAGGCGCGGCGGTTGTTACTCCAAGCGAGAGAGTAGCCGCGCTGCTGAAACAACCTGATAGCGTCATTATCAACGGCAGCCCGCTGCGTCAATACGTGAACCAATATGCGGACGCGCTCAAAGTGGACGTTATGCGTGAGATCCGCCTCGGCATAGCCGCCGGGGAATCAATGGAAAAAATAGCCCAGCGCATGACAGCAACGATTGCCGGGATAAAGGACAGCAGCGCCCGCATGTTCGCGAGGACTTTAACGCTAGGCGTCACGAATGCCGCCAACGCCGCTGTTTATGAGGACAATGCGCATTTAGTGCAGGGGTACGTCCAAAGCAGTGTACTCGATTCAAGAACAACCACGCTCTGCGCCGCCCGAGATAACCTTGCGTGGACGCAGGATAAAAAACCTGTTGGGCATAATCAGGTGTTCGCGTGGCCCCCTATCCACCCGAACTGCCGTAGCCAAATGCTGCCGTGGTTGAGTAAATCCGACGATCTTCCAGCCGACATTAAACGCAAACTGAGCAAAACCACCCGCGCCAGCTTGGACGGACAAATACCGGCGTCAACCAGTTTTGAGGAGTGGATAGAGGGCAAGGACGAGCAATTTCAGCGCGAGTGGTTCGGGGCCGGACGTTATGAGTTGTGGAAAGACGGCAAAATTTCAATTACCGATTTAGTGGCACCGGATGGGCGTAAGCTACGCCTTGACGAACTTTAACCGAGGGAATATAGTATGGCTGACGAATTACCTACCCCAGGCGCGATGCCTGAACCTACCACGGGGAGCGATTCCCCAGCCTCGTTGGGTGACGAGGGAAAGAAAGCATTACAGGCCGAACGGAAACAGCGGGCTGCGCTTGAGCGAGAACTTGCAGCGCTGAAATCAGCACAGGAAGCCGCCGCGCAAGAGAAAGCCGAGGCAGAACAGGTTGCGCGCGGCGAGTTTGAAAAAGTCCGCACTGAATTGCAGAAAGCCGCCGAGCGTCTCAAAGCCGAAGCCGCCGCCGCGCGCGCCGATTTGGACAATTACCGGAGCGACAGCGAACTGCGAAAAGTGGCCGCCGCGTATGTGAACGCAGATTTGCTTGACGACGCTCTGGCATTGAACAGCGGCAAATTTCAGTGGAAAGACGGCGCGGTTATCAGCGACGACGGACAAACCCCCGCTGAATATTTCGCCGCGCTGGTGAAGGCAAAGCCGATTTATGCGATTAAGCAAAATCAAGGCTACGGCGTGCAGGGCGGCCCTGTTGGCAGTTACGCGCCGGACGTGTCGAGACTAACCCCGCGTCAAAAAATGGAGTTAGGGCGAAAGAAATAACCACCGATTCCCCGCTGTGAAGCGGCATAATCCCGATTAAGAAGGAATTTTTACATGAGTGCAATGACTCTGCTTGAAGCCGCCAAGATTAACGGCGGCGACGTTTACCGCGCAGGCGTGATCGAACTGTACGCCGGTTCTAGCGCGATTCTCCAGGAATTGCCCTTTATCAGTATCAAGGGCAACGCCTACAAATACAACCGTGAGGCTAATTATCCCGGTGTAGGTTTTCGCGGTGTAAACGAGGCGTACACCGCAAGTAACGGCGTGATCAACCCGATTACCGAGAGTTTGACTATTGCGGGCGGCGATTTGGACGTGGATAAATTTATTATCGCCACCCAGGGCGCGGAGGCCAGAACCGCCCACGAGGCGATTAAGGTGAGGGCTTTGTCGCTGGCC